CGGTAGTCAAACGACCACGGTAGATAGAACTTATCGTAGACCTCAAACCTACGCACACATTCCATTGTCATGCGTGTCCTTACACACTTCTGTGTATGTAATCGGTTTGCGTTCTCTACGTCCCTACGCTTACGTTTGTAATCACGCTTAGCTTCTTCGTTCGTGTCAATGTCAAGTGGTTTGTTAGGTATATCTTGGATGTCTGTTTCTGGTATGAATTTACCAACAGTACGTCCACGTTGTTCTAGTTCTTTTGCGACATCAACGACGAACTTATTCAGGGTGAATGCCGTCTTCTGAATCTTGTTCAAAAAGCGGTAGGTCTCTCCTCCCTGTATAAATGGTGACCCTCGTCGAACCATGTCGTGGTCTCGCATTACCTCGTTTGAAAGGTACCCGCCAGCTGTGTCCTCAGTCCAATCGTTGGGTGGGATCAGCATAGGCCACGTTAAGAACGCATGGTCTTGTAGCTCCTTAAATAGCTGGTCCTTTGCATCAGCAAAGTAAGCAGTAGGTATGACATAAGTAACCTTTTTCCTACCGTTGCTGATGATAACAGTCTCAAATAGGTTAGGTTCTTGACGCATGATGCAATCCAGTAGCCAGTTACCTAACCTCACACGTGCACTGGCGTGCCACTTCTTCCAATGATAACCACTACGTTCAAGTACAATACGTGCGTCCTTGTAGCGTTGATGTGTACCAGCAGCAGCGTGCCAGTACTTCTNNCTTCTTCACAACGTAGTCCATCAATCCAGGTGCAGCACGTTCATAGAAACGTATCTGACACTCTTGCTCAATGGCTGTGCCAATGGACTTCTGTATGTTAACTAGCTTGTTTGCACCATCAACAAGGCTAAACACTTTGTCAAATGTTACCTTCAGTGCAATACCAGCACATGCTAGGTCCTCGATGTTATTGAGATACCTTGCAATCTCAACAAAGTACTGACCGTTACCACGTCCTAACTTGTACTCACGTTCACGTTGGATTGTGTCACACACAGCAGGTAAGTATGTGCTCATGAATGACTGAGAAGTCACAAGAGATGAAGCATACTCACGTGCTAATGCTTTGTCCTCTTGCTTGCGTATCTTAGCGGCTCCTTGTGCTAGTGCATCACGCTCTAGCTGCCACTGTCGTTCAATCTCAGCCTCTGTAATCATACGCAATCATAACCCATAAGTTGTTCTTCATCGTCAACAAGTTGATCAATGATCAGTGATACTAATTCATCACGATGTGGATGGCGGTTGATCTCACGAACAAGGTTGATCACAAGCTTATCAAAGGTGGGATTACTCATCGTCATAGTCATCGTCATCATCAAAGGGTGCGTCGTAAATGTGGTGCACGGCATCGTGCGTTGCAATGGCGATCTCGTAGTCGCCTGACTCCATGAGCTTGGAGACTCTACGCTTAGCATACTCAGCTAGCTGGTAAACATACTCCTTGACTTTGTATGTGTCCACGTGTCGTGCACGGATGACACACTCAATGCCATCAGGTAGCTCCCAACCACCTACTCTCCACTCCATGAAATCTTCATAGGTGACTGACGGAAACATGTCAGATGGTGCCTTGCGTATCTCACGGATGTTGTTTGGGAAGTACTTCTTCCTTGGTTTGTTTTTGTTTTCTGACATTGGTAGGGATAACGTCCTTTAGTGTTGCGTCCATATCCTTGGACAACTCAAAGGCAAGCCATGCAGCCTCCTCTAAATCGGCGGCGAGTACATAGACTGTCTCGCCACTAGACATGGTGATCTCATACTCGGTCATGGTGCGTCCTTGGGTTTCGTGACTGTGAACAATCGATGCGGTCCAAGCGGTGGATGAGAGACAAGAGCTGCCTTTGTGTAAGTAAACCCTTGCTAAAGTCACTGATGTAAGTGTTACTTAGTGAGTCGATTGTGCGTGCGTCCATAATATTTAGAGGTGATACGGTTGCTGCGTTGGTATACAGTTGCAGATGCAAACAATCCAACCATGCCAATGATAGCGAGGATGATGTTAGTTTCAGACCAGATCATTCGTAGTGTCCTCCGTACTCATTGAAGAAATCAAGATAGATGTACACGATGTGCATTAGATCATGCTCATGTGCATCATTGATAGAGTCATAGACTTCATCAGTGACAATGCCTAACTCTCTGTCAGTTAGTGTCAAGCAAATACCTCCATGTGTGGAAACAATTGACCATTAACTGAGCGAGACACAGTGATAGTGTCACCGCCAGTCTCTACACTCCAATCGAAAGCAGCATCAACTGCTTCCATTTCATTGTGGAACCATTCTTCATCAGGTCCATGAGAGATAACAAACATCAGTACTTAGATCCTCCGTTTGGGTTGTAAGGTTCAGCCATGAGTTGTTCAAGGTATACATCAAACGCAGCTGTGTCCTTGCTGCTTGATGCACACCCTACCAACATGACTACAAGGATGAGTGTGATGTAACGCATCACCAGTTGCCGTCAACAGTGTTGACAATCTCATCGGCACGCAGCTCTACATACATCCAGATTGCATACTCGATGAGTTGTTGCATCGACCAATAGCTGTCATCGAAGGTGAGTTGTTCAGCAATGTATGACATAGCAGATTGACCGAAGGTGTCATCACAGAAACCATCGAGCCAGTCCATGATGTAGTCCTCGTGCTTGTCCCACAGGTCACGCAGCTCGGATGAGTAGATGAACCCGCTAACACCACCGGACATGCCGTGGTTGCAGATGTCACGCAGCTCATCAAGTGTGAACTCGTGGTCAAGAATGAAGTGCAGTTGTTGTGCAGTGATAGACATAAGAAAGTCAGTGTGAATGGGTGGGTCCTTAAGACCCAATGCAACCAGTGCCTGACTCGACAGGCATGCACGGCTGTCCGTGACTGGTGCTGGCATGATCATACAACGCGTGTGCCTCCGCTGTGTGATGTTCCGCGATGGCGTAGCAGCTGGATGGGTTGCATCCATGTCTCTGCTTCGGGTGTGCTACAACCCTGGCTCCGTCTTGTGACGCCAACAGTACTATGCAGTTGTCTAGGTGCTTGAAGCCACATTAGGCGGTGATCAGGCAGCCGTCAAGGTGGACAGCTGCCGAGGTGGATCACACCAGCTGGTAAGCCAGCTCAGGACGACGAACAACGGTGCGTCCATTGAGCAGGTTCTGATTGATCCAGAAGCCAGTGCTCATGTTGGCGTTGGCCATCAGGTTGGCGATGGCTCGACGGCTGACGTTGGTGTACTTGTAAACAACTCCGTTGTTGAACTGGACGATGGCAGTGCCACGCAGTGCATCGACGAACAGAGCGTCAGCAGCAGCAGAAGAACGAGTGATGAGTTTGGTGAACATGATGAAGAAGCGAAGAGTGGAGTGTCTGTTCTCTCTCAGTTGAAAGTCGAGACTCTCCTCACCCTTTCAGGGAGAGTCGAGACTCAACTGTCAAGAGAGACAACAGGTTTGACAGTATCAGTCGATGGTGGTGGACAGTCGGAACAACTGGCACAACACAGCATCAGATCCCAGTGATAGCAACGGTTATCATTGGTTTTTATCGATAGTATTAGTCTCACTCATCACTTATAGTGATGGCCTGACAGATCGCATTACAAGCACGCCACACTCTCGCGGTAGTTGGATCAGGCGCTCCATGCGAGGCATCGAGGTTCAATAGTGAAACTATTGCTCCGATTCGAGGGGTGGCCATGGGGGTTGCGGCCCGGCCACCACGTAATATCAGCTTTCAAACATTTTTGTTATTTTTTTACGCTCCGGCATACGGATAACAACATCATGAATAGACTGTTCTACATCCATAACCTGCAACACGTACGCATCAGGACCAACCTGCATACCACCAACGACACAAAGACCAAGAATAACATTACACATCATGACCACATAGCCTCATAAACAACAGGAAAAGCCTCTTTAATTAACTTTTTACACGCATCAGCAATGTCTTTATGTTCTTTTTGCGTACCATTAGCACATCTAAGGTTACAATAGTGCAACCAAGACCTCAACGTACCATTCATATACATCCGTGTCGGTGTTGACAACGGAAGAACATCTCTTGCACATTCTTTAGCCACACCAGCAGTCAACATTTCCTCATACAATTTATATGCCATATCATAATGTTGTTGAAGACGAATTTGAAACTCTTGCGTTGTAAACGGATCAAGATCATCAACAGAGTTTTGCCTGTTTGACATATCTTGTCGTCGTAAATCCTGTGCAACAGCGATACCCGCTTTAGAATACCGTTGACTAAACTCTTGAAAACTAAATGATCTATGTCGTAGAATTTGAGCAGCAACACTTCGGGTTGTCTTTATTTCTACACACATATTGACCATTTCAAATGGGGACCAGTGTTTATGTGTAATAAGGTATTTAATTAACTTACTGTAAGAAGGGTTGTCCTGGTTGTTTGGGTTGGACACCCGTGCCATGTAAGCTATCAATTGTTCTCCGTCTGGAGTCGAGTGAATTAAGGATACGTTGTTCATTCGTATAAGGTGGGTTTTGAATGAGTTGTTTGTAGTCATTGATATAAGGTGGAACCCAATGACGTATGTTAATACATTGAGACCAGTTAGCAGGATTCAAACAAGCTACTAATAATACTGTTATCAATTGATGTACATAATTCAATACGTTTAACATATAAGTTACATACAAATTAAATAATGTACTTTATTGATGTCCTTCCAGCGGACATAGAAAAAGGGGAAGGTTTTGATGTCTTCCCCAATTACAGGTTCGAGTCCACCCTTCTCTCCCCTGTATAAATGGTGACCCTGCCTAAACCCAGTTGTGGACTGATGTCTTTCCTCGCGCCTGTCGGCGCTGTTCAGCGTTCATTCCAAACACCAAATGGTTAGCAGATTGTTGTGGATCGTCTATCATTGACTGAAGTAAATCATTCCACTCTTCTAGTTGTCGTTGTTTAACTGCAGCTTTTTCAGATATACCCATAGCATCTGTAAAATACTTAACACCTTGAGCTAAACAATCTAATCTGTCGTCGTGTTTAACCGCTGCTTTCATACGACACATACGACTCATTTGATAGAAGAGCATGTAGAGAAGTCTGTTTTCTGGAGCTTCATCTGGGTTGGACTTATAATCCCACTCGATGACCTTACGATCAACCACAAGGCGGTGTTGATTAAGAACAGGCTCAAGGGAATCAATAATACGATCTTCTTTCCTGACTGTTGCACGTACTTCTTCTACTCCAATATTTTGTTTAGTGTTTTGCATGTGTTTTCTAAACAACTCTGCAACAATACCATCACCAAAGTTTGTTTCAATTACAAGTGATGACACGTTATATTTTTTACACCCACTTAAAATATCCAAAAGCGTTTCGTCTGAGTATCCAGATCGATAAGCTCGCATTTCATGCAAGTACAAAAAACCATTACGCTGGGAGATATAAGCTGCTGTTGTCTCATCTGTACCTCTACCCGATGGGTCAACTGAGCAGATTGTCTCTTGGTAAGGGTGCCATTCTCCTTGGATGCACATTGGACTGTAGAAATGATCTCCAGGTAGTCCAACAGTCGGGAGTTCTTTGATGACGTTACTTGGGTCGCTGCACCAGACAATGCTATCAGGAGCTGTGGTAGGGTTGACGCTAGTGACAATAAGATCAGCCATTTTGAGAGGGAATTTTTCAGCATCGCTAAGTGTCGTATCTAACATGAACTGGAGCATGAAGTTCGACCGTCCCATAGACGCTTCACGCTCAATTAGATCCTCGTGGTCAAATCGATCAGGATCTGTTACTGTCCAAGGCTCTGCACCTTGTTCTATGTCCTCCATCAGAGAAGGCGCTAGAAGGCCCTCGTAACCTTTAATGGACCTTGGGTACCTAGCAGGCCAAACAAAGGGCTTGTAGGCCCTCTCAGCTAGCTTACGGTAGACTGTAAAGGTTGTTTGTGGTGTACCTAGAAACATAATACGTGAATCATCCTTTGGTGTAAGAATAGATTCAGCTTCTGTACACAATTGAAGGAGTTTTTCCCTCATCAGTTCTGTCATTGAGTTACCAGGTACTTCAATGTCATCAAGAATCATCAAGTCTGCACGACTACCAGTCAACTGACCGGTAATACCTACCGATTTGACAGACGGTGCTTGGTGTGGAGCGCAAGCAACATCAAAGCTAATACGGCTCCAGCGAGCGTCATCATTTTTAGGTCGTAGGTGGGTTAGCCAAGGTGTTTCAATAATAAGCTTTTGTAAAAAGATTGACATGTTGTCTGCTCGTTCTTTAGAAGCAGAGATAATCATAATCTTTTTTTCTGGATCGTTAAACAACGTCCAAAGAACAAAAGCACCAGTAATCCAAGATTTACCGACTCCTCGGAAGGCTTGGATCTGTAGTCGTTTGGGTCCGTTTTGCAAATAGTCTGCGATAGCGTATTGTGCGCGTGTCGGAGAGGGAAGATCAAGTTGTCCCCACAAAGCTTGAAGGAACAACTTGAAATCATCTTGTAGCGATTTAACTACGGAGACCCCTCCAGACGGCGCTGTACGGCGTCTTCGTGGCATGTTGTGTGTGTTTGTATGGTTAACGGTTTAGACCGGTGTTCCAGGCGCTGTTAGGGTGTGCTTTTTTCATCATTTCGCCAAAGATAAAACGTTCTTCTTCTTCAAGCACTTCTTTAAACATACGCATAAATTCCATACGTTGTTGCATACCAGCTTTGCCTTCATCAAAACTCATTTTAAAGTTTTGAAGAGACTTACCTGTCATTGCTTGAAAAGCTTTATCAAGACGTTTGTGCAAAACAGTGTGAATAGAATCCGGCAATTGACGCAAATTAGCGATGTGATTACCAGAATAAATTCCCAAATCTTTTTGCACTTTATTGATAAAACTCTTACGTTGTTTATCTGTTAACCCGTTAGTAATTTCATCCATTAATTTAAGTGGATTCCAATGGTGAGCGTGTGAGCCTTGAGGTGTTCCAAGGTAAAAACCTTGGTCACCGTCAGGTGTCAAACGATCTTCACGTTCAAGACGGGTTGTCATTCCACGTTGTTTTGGTCTAAGCATTTCTTGCTCAGTCCTACCTAACGGTAGTTTTTCAGAGTGAAACCGGCGTACAATACGGTTTACACCACCTTCATCGGTAAATTTATTAGTGCCAAGCAAAATTGCTTCAATACGATCTTGTGGCATACGGTCAAGAGTACCTTCTTTAACTCTTGCTTCTAATTCAGCAGTGCGGTTACTAAGGGTTTTTGGTACTTCACCAAGCTGTTCTTGCAAAAACTGTTGTTGTTCAGGCACTGTGCGATATTGACGTGCGTTTAGGTTTTCTAATTCCATACGTTTAATCGCACCACCAGTTTTAGCGTCAGTTAAAGCTTCAAGTACTTTTTTAGAAGGACTTCCAAACCCTTCAGTTATGGCACTAGCTACGGCTTTTGCTACAGTCATTTTAAGCTATTGTTGAAGAATAACCACTTAAATCGTTAGCACCACGTCCCATTTTTGTTTTTGTTTGCTCTCTAAAATACTCTTGAACTTGTTCGTAACCAACTTGTCCAGGTTTAAGCGCTTTAGCTAAAGCTTGATTAGCGTGAGCCCACTGTTTAAATGGGGAATCTTTGTATTTAGTACGTGCTTCTTTAATTTTAAGTGAACGTTGAGAAGGAGCAGGAACGACTTCTTTTGCAGGCGCAGGTGCCGGATTAAGTCGTGTGTCTGGAGCGGGAGTTTCTGGTTCGGTTTCGGAAACAGGTTTAACTGTTTCTGTTTGCTTCCAAGTACTTTTATCTCCTTCAGTAGGTGTGTTGCTTTTAGTTCCGTATTCTGTAGAAAAATTACGAGTTTTAATAGGTACCCATTCCCCACCCTGCCAAACTACCGGTTTGTCGTTAAGGATAGCTCGCTGGCCTTCTTTACGTTGAGAGCTTATTTTTGGTGTAATAGGACGTTCTCTTTCAGAAAACATATGTTTTTTACCATTTAACTCATAACCAACAAGTTGACCTTGTAAGTTACGCAATGGAGAAGCTCCTTTAGGTATTCTATTCATTAGTTAATATGCGATAAAATAATGTGTTCACGAAGTCTGTTGACTCCAAATTCTGTTCTCATCCATCCCTGCCATTCATCACTACCTTTTCTTTGATTACAACAGGTACAAGCTGGTACGATGTTGCTCGTAATCGTTTCCCCGCCAAGAGAGCGAGGCTTAACGTGATCAAGAGTAAGTTCATGTAATTCATAAGATTTTCCACAATAAACACATGTACAGTCAAAAAGTTCCTTCACGGCTTTACGCCACAGACGGGTTGCTTCAGAGCTAGTCATGGTCATTAAATGATGTAAGTAGTGATCAGGTGTCGGCAGGAGTGGAGTCATTTACGTTTGGCACCTCCACGTGCACGGTTGATTTTAAGGCTTTCTTTGACAAGTTTTCCATTCTTTCTGCTCATGTCGGGACCGCCTTTACCCATAATACCGGCTTTGCGGCGGGCTCGGGAGTGTTCACGTTTGTATGCTTTTGAATGTGCGTATTTGCCACCAGGTGAGTTGTCACGTACGTGTTTAGCACGTGAAGCAGCATTATTTGCGTAATGCTGTGCTGTTTTACCTTTTGCCATAGAGTCTACTTTGAACGAGTTCAGGGTCAACTTGCGGGATTACGTTTGCAAGTTTGTCAAGTGGGTTACCCTCGTAGGCAACACCGCTAATGTCATTTGCTTTTAGCCAGTCACAAGCTGCTTTCAAGTCTTGAGTAGTAGCTTCACCCGACTTAATACGGCTTAGAAACTCTTTTGTTACAAGATTGTGCAACTCATTAAACTGATTTTCAGTTGCTTTTTTGTTAGCCATTAGTAGTTAATTTATCTAGTTTTGATTCAAGACGTAACAAATGCGCTTCAATTTTGTCAAGATGCTGAGTTAATTCTTGTCGTTGCACGTATTTTTCTGCAACACGAAGTTCAACACCATCAAGTCTTTTGTCTAAATCCAACAAGCGTTGGTTTTGTCGGGTGAGCACTGCTCCAACGCCAGTTGCGATAGCGATTGATACCGCTGCTGTCGCTTCTAGCATTATTTTAAAGATACAATTGGAACAATATCATGACAAAGCACCTCTACACGGGAACCAGGACGAAAAGTAAAACCTGCCTTCATGATCTCTGTGCATTTAAGTGCTCTGACAAGTTCATAATCAAGGCGCATCTTTTCTTCGTGTTTTTTTGCAATATTCTTACAAATTCTAGACATTTCACTGTCTAAAGGTACACTAAAGTTTAATTGTGCTCCCCAATTTTCACTTACAACGTATCCCGTTTCATCGTATGGTGACGTGTCATTTCCCATGTAAAATGGGGAAAACGTCATTGTTGGACCATTGCATGAATTGCCAGGAGCGTAGTATTGTCTACTAGGAGCACCGTTATTTTGGAATTGTACTGCTTGATTAGTTACGTTACCCGTAGCAGCTGCTACAGGATTTGATGTGTTACTCACCCTAGGTTCTTCAGCCCAAGCTGGTGTTATTGAGAGAACACCGACAAGGAGACAGTGGTAGAGCTTTGAGTAATAGTTCGAGTGGTGTCGATTTGTTCGACTACTCCCGCTGCACGACTGACTTGTTCCAGTTGAAACGGTTGTGTCGCATCGGTCACTGTCCACGTTGCAGACGTGTCTTCGATCGTTGTGCTGGGAGTTACGTTGGTACCAGACCATGAGGAATAATCTCCTCCAAATACTTGAGTTTGGATGGTTTCAGTGATGTTAACTGTAGTCGTAGTATTTGACTGCATACTCCCTTGTGTAAACTGTGGAGTAACAGTTTGTGCATTTGCCACTGCAGGCAAAAAAATAAGCAAAGCAAAAAATTTGTTCATTCTTTCTTTTCTCGTGTAATTGAAAATGTTGCAAGTGTACCGCTAAGGATAGAAGCTACATACGTTGGATCCATCTTTTGCATCCATCCTGCATAAGAAGCAGTTAAGAGTCCGGCGGACCAGACGAGAATGAGGAATCGGACAAAGTTTTCTTTTTTGTCAGTTTTGTCCATGCTAATTTGATAACTGGTTTAAACAAAGAAACTAGACGTTTAAAAACTGCAGTAGCTGTAAGGGTGGCTGCAACAGAAACTGTCGCTGTCGATACAGCAGTCACTAAGATTTCGTTACTAGGAACTGGTACTTCAAAATCAGTACCAGGTATCTCAACAAAGTTAACCTCTGGTGGTTTAACTGGTTGAGGAATGGGTGGAGTGGGTGGTAATGTTTCTTGTGGTGGTTCTTCTTTTGGTTCCCCTTGGATACCCGGAGGTGGACGAAGGTCCTGAGGAGGCACTACAAGCGGCTTGTAGGATGGTAAATCCGCTCGTGGTACCTCCAGTACCGGACGTGGTAGTTGAGGCGCCTCAGGGAGCCGTACAGAGGGGAATACAGGTGGGTTCCCTAAATCCATTATTTACTTGGAAACAAACCGTTGCGGATAAACTCAACAGCCTTGTCGTCAATCTCGTTGTCGGTAGTTTCCGCTAACTTGGTGAGCAGATCGACGATCAAAAGTTTTACCTTTTCAGATTGAATAAATGAAAAAAGGATGGGTCGAATAAGGGTGATCATGGTTGGGTAGGCCAGGTAATGTTAAAAGGAAATCCTTCTTGAGATGGAAGATCTCGCAATGCTTGTCGGTATGTAGCCCAAGCAGCAGAGTCCACAGGAGCATCTGAAAGCTGTGACCAGTCGGATTTAACCAAACGACGGTCACGTTCAGCACGAATGTTATCGCTAGTTTGTTGCTCAGGTAATTCCTGTAAACTCCACGTTTGTGTCCATACACCATCAATGAGTTTTACGTCTTGCCTAACACGGTGCGTTTTATTATTATACTCAGGAGCTTCTGTAGGCGTGACAGGATATACGTCAAAAGCAGCTAGTGCGTTTTCGGTTATAGGGCTTGGAAAAGAAACATTGGGATTTTCTTTTTTAAGATCCCCTACATTATAGGGAAATCCAGCAACATTGTTATCGACAATTTTTACAAACATAGTATAGTTGGAATAAAAGGGTTAAAGGTCATAACACCAAATGACACCGCCATAGTAATCACTAATGTACATCTTAGTACCGTTATTTTTAAAAAACAATTCTGTTACATAATTGCTTTGTTTAATTATAGAAAAGTTTTGGTTATAGCTAGCAGTGGAAACATCCCAAGCTGTAGATAAATTGTATTCATTTACGAAACCGGTAGTACCGCTAACATACATTTTAGTGCCGTCAGGTTTAAAAAATAGTCCTTGTGGAAAAGTTTCTTGTGATCCTACAGAAAAGCCTTGGTCATGGCTAGCGGTAGATACGTCCCAAGCTGTAGATAAACTGTATTCGTTTACAGTGTCATTACCTGTACCGATAACGTACATTTTAGTGCCATCACCTTTAAAGGATAAACCTCTTACACTATTTTCTTGTGATGCTACAGAAAAGATTTGACTATAACTAGCGGTAGAGACATCCCAAGCTGTAGATAAATTATATTCATTTACACCATCTGAAAGTAAACCAACAACATACATTTTAGTGCCGTCAGGTTTAAAAAATATTCCATTTGGAAAAGTTTCTTGTGATCCTACAGAAAAGCTTTGGTTATAACTAGCAGTGGAGACTTCCCAAGCTGTAGATAAATTATATTCAAACACGGAATCGTTAGCAGAACCAGCGACATACATTTTGGTACCGTCACCTTTAAAAAATAGTCCTTGTGGCTGCCTGTCCTCTGCTTTTACTCTAAAATAGCCTGTACTTGGGACAATGTAAGACGCTGTTGATATATCCCAAGCAGTGGATAAACTATATTGAAATACAAAGTCTGTTTCAACACCAACGACATACATTTTAGTGCCGTCAGGTTTAAAAAATAGTCCGTGTGGAAACCAATCTTCTAATACTATAGAAAAGTTTTGACTGTAACTAGCCGTGGAAACATCCCAAGCTGTAGATAAATTGTATTCGTTTATATCGTCTCCAGTTGCTCCGATAATAAACATTTTAGTACCGTCACTTTTAAAAGATAATCCTGTTGGATCTGCTTCTTGTGATGATACAGAAAAGTTTTGGTTATAGCTAGCAGTAGATATATCCCAAGCTGTAGTTAAATTATATTCAAGCACGGAATCGTTATTAGAACCAACGACATACATTTTAGTGCCGTCAGGTTTAAAAGATATCGCTTGTGGACTTCCTTCTCGTGATGCTACAGAAAGGCTTTGGTTATAACTAGCAGTGGAGATATCCCAACCTGTAGTTAAATTATACTCAAACACAGTATCCGAACCTGTACCGAGAATGTACATTTTAGTACCGTCAGATTTAAAAAATACATCTCTTGGACTTCCTTCTTGTGACTGTACAGAAAAGTTTTGGTTATAACTAGCAGTGGAGACTTCCCAAGCTGTAGATAAATTGTATTCGTTTACATCGTCTCCACCTGATCCGATAACGTACATTTTAGTGCCATCACCTTTAAAAAAAAAGCCAAATGGACTTGTCTCTTGTGGTTTCACATTAAAATAGCCTACTGGTGTGCCATTATATGTGGCATTTGATAAATCCCAGCCGCTTAATGCTTCCTTTGGCGCAGCTGCACCCATTAATACTTTATCAAACATAATCAGTTCGTGTAATCTACAAGTGAAGCACCACGCCAGCGAGTACCACCATCATCGGTCACAAAGACAAAAAGATGTGTTTTACCAGCGGTAAGTGTAGGAGCAGTACCTGCAGGCCATTCAAGACCTGTCCACCAAGTAACAGTTCCGCTGGTATGTGTGAGTTCTAGTGTAAAAGAATACGCCGTCCCGGAAGACGGCACATTGCTCACGGTAAACGTAGAGTTAGCGTTGATTGTTTTGGTAAAATAGTTACCAGTACTACAATCGATATTAAGAGCAGAAACTGCTTGAACCGCTTGGGTTACATTACCGTCAAAATCAACGGTACCAGTAAAGCTACCTCCGGCTGCAGGGACGCCAACGGTTGCACCAGTAGCGATGCCATTTAGCTTTGATTTATCACTAGATGACATCAAACCATCAGCACTTGTGGTTGCATTGGTGTAAGTAGTATTGGTGTCAGTAGCAGTAATAGTAAAGCCACTATCAGTTACAGAGCTGAATGTAATATTACTACCTGCGGTAAGTAAAATATCGTCATTACCACTTCCAGATCCACCAGCAGTTAATCGTAAATTAACATTACTCCCATCTGAATTTGCTGTATGGGTATAGGTAGTGTTAGTGTCATTATCAGCAGCCCAAACAGCTGCGCCGTTGTCCCACTTCAAAACCTCACCATTAGATGGTGTGTCAGTGGTTTGAACAACGTCAGAGCTGTCTGGAATGTTTGATGCTTTCCACTTCTCGCCGTCCCACGTATAAGTAGCACCATTAGCAAGAGAGTATGTTTGTCCGTTTGTCGGACTAGAAGGAAAATTAAGTGTCATGATTAAGTCTTGATAATAGCGATCATTGCGATGTTACGGGGACGGGTTTCATCACCGAAGCGGACGGTGCCGTTATTGCCGGTTGTTGGATCAGCGACGGTTACTGAGCCGTCGGGTTGAACGCTTCTAGCAGCACCTGCAATAGGATTACTTGTACCTACATCTTGATTTGTTGAAACACTATCAGCAGTTGTAGATGCAGAGTGGTAGTGACCTTGGAATTGATCTGCTTGTTCCTGACCAAGAGTCCTTGCGTCTTCGTCCGTTGTACCAGCTGTATCTAGACCACGGATAAATTGACCACGTAAATCAGGTACAGTAAAGTAATCAGTTTCTGGGTATGTAGCTAAGGGGAAATTATCAGTATCACGGTGTGCACTAAATGTACTTGCAAGTTGAGTAAGAAGTCCACTGTATTGAGCATCTGTCCGAGACAACGCCTGACCTTTACACTCAAGCCAACCAGTAGGAATAGTAGAGTTTGTCCACCACATAATTGCACCAGTTGGAACAGCAGAAACACTGATAGTGCACTCGTTTGCAGTACTGTTATCTAAAGAAACACCAGTACCAGCCTTAAGTTTTACGTCATTGTCAGTGCTGCCATCAGACAAACGAATACGGAAATCACCGCTGTCATCAGCTCCAGCAAGGCTGTAAGTTGTATCAGCATCAGTAGCCCAACCAAGATTACCGCTACCATCAGTCTTTAGGTATTGACCAGCAGTACCATCAGCTGCAGGCAGCACAAGTGAAAGGTTGGCTTCAAGTGTAGGTGGTTTAATTGTTACACCGTAGCTACCATTCTGATACGTCGTACCCGTGGCGTTGGCAAAACTTACGACACCTGTACCATTTGGATTGAGGGTAACATTACCGTTATTAGTGCTAACAATTGAGTTCCCATCAACATCAAGACTACCGCCAAGTTGAGGTGACGTATCATTAGATACTTCCGTCAAATAGGTACCGCTAAGGTCAGGGATGTCAGCCTCAGCCCAAGTACCATTGGTACTAATTTTAGACTTTGAAAGTGTTGGAATTGTGTTTACTTCAAAAACACTATTATTGGAATCCCAGATAGAAGTAGGTGTACCACTAACGTCATATTTAACCTTGCTAGGATCAATGTCAGGAATACGAGCAGCATCAAAAATTCCAGACGTAATCTTGTTAGCAGCCAAGGATGGAATACGATCAACACCAAGAGTGTCAGCCGTAATTTTGGTAGCAGACAAATCTGGAATCCTTGCAACATCAAAAGTGCCAGTTGATACAGCAGCAGCATCAAGATCAATGTCTACATCAGTTGCGCTAGTAATCCGACCTTGTTGATCAACAGTAAACTGTGCAACAGTATTAGCATCGCCATAAGTACCGATGGTTACAGCAGTATCTGCAAGATCAATAGTACCTGTGGTGGTGAATGTTCCGCCGTCTAAACCTGTACCAGCTGTAACGCTTGTTACCGTACCGTTACCAGTACCACGTTGTTGCGGTGCGAATTGGACCCACTGGGAGCTGTCACCGTCGTTGTAGTAGATGTAAGATTCACCTGTGGTTTTATCCCACCACATGTCACCAGCATCTACGTTTGCTGTAGGTACAGTGTTACTGATAAACACCGCAGCTTGGTTGGTATTTGGTGCTGCAATTTCAAACTCTTGTGCACTATTACGTGTTAGGTTAACACCAGAACCTGCTACAATTTTAACAGTACTAGTACTGCTTCCGCCTAAAGTAAAGTCTACATCATTACTGCTTTGAGTTGCAGAGATGTTGTAAGCAGCTTGCGTTGGATCAGCCCAAGTACCATCACCTTTAAGGAACTTACTATCATTACCAGTAGTACCATCATTAACGACAATACCTTTTTGACTAGATCCAGCAAATGTAGCAATATCTACTTCAGGTGTTTTGGTAGCTGTAACTGACACAGCAGAACCAGAGGCTGCCGTAACTGAAGTAACTGGCTCAGTACCAGAAGAGATAGCAGTTACACGTCCCTGCGCGTCAACAGTAACGGAATCAGGATAAGTAGACGTACCAGCCGTTATTTTGTCAGGCATAGCAGTGTCTTTAATATCACCACTACCATCAAAGTAAGTAGCACTGCTATTAACAGCGCTGCCATTAATAGTTAAGCTTTGTGCATCAAGAGTGCCACCCACAGTCACGTTTCCGCCAGTAGTGACGGCTCCCGTTAAAGTAGATGTACCGGATACACTTGCAGTACCGTTTACAGTTACACTTGCTCCATCAGTGCTTACACTAAAGACATCACCAACTTTGAAGTTACCGTTACTATCGCTGCTTGAAATGTAAACCTTACCAGCACCTTCGTTTTTAACTTGGTTAGCTTCAACAGGAGAGCCACCATTATCAGGGTGTGCGCGATAATCAGTACCACTACCAACAAATTCAAACACGTGACCACCAGTAGTGATCAATGAGCGAAGATAGAAGTAAACAGTTTGATCGTTAGTAACACTTACGTTGTCATACAACTCAATGTCATAGACACCAGAGCTAGGTTCAGTTACAGCTTTGATTGGATAGAAATCAGACGCACTGGATGGGTTGTTAATAAGCGAGACAACCATGTGGTTGACAGGCTTGGGAGTGTTGTTATTGCGCTCAGTCCAGGCAGTAGTAGCATCAATTTGAATTACATTGTTGGTGCTAGTCGCAGAAACAGTACCTTCAAAGATAGAATCAGTGCTTTGACCATCAGCAATGAGACCAAACCGACCAAAGTCAGTTGTACAGTTGCTCATGTTGATCATGCCACCACTTTCTGCTTTGGCGTGGTAGTGACAGAAGTGACCAAAGGTACTTACAAGTTGTGCGTAACCTTCATTCTTTACGAGTGCACCAGGACCATCAAGGCAGATCAAAGTGTACGCATCAGTCAAGAAAGACCGAAGCGGAGAGTCAGGGTGAGGTACACTACCGTCAACAAGTAGAGCGCCACCAGTAGGTGCAGACGTTTGGTCACCACCAAATGCAGGTTGGTTAGTCGTAGAGTGTGGTTGATAGTTTGTGTTATCAATGGCAGAGTCAGCAAATGCTGTACAGTTTTGAATGTACGGACTCTTTTGGTATTTAACAGCGTTACCAGCTCCGTCGTTCTCTGCAAATGCAAAGAACCAACCTTGTTGTGCAGCTTCACTGTCGGTATGTAGATCACCACGAGCACCGCTTGCCTTCATACCAGCAAGTGACATGTTGGCGACAAATGAACCAGATCCAAGTTGGAACATGGTTTCGTATTCAGAAGTGCCGCTAGTAGCGTTACCGTGAGCACCAGCTTCCATCACCTTGTTGGTAATTGAATCTGCCGCACCGTCAGTGGTGACGTTCCATTTCTTAGTGGGGTGGGGATGTACGAACACACTACGCATCGACAAACCAATAATCGATACGTTCTTTTTACGACCAAGATCAATAGGCAGGTATTCAGTGTAAACACCAGGCTGAACGAAGACCATATCCCCATCTTCAGCTTTGTTTACTGCACCTTGAATGGTCTTCATTGGTACAATAACTCGGTGACCATCGTTGGTGTCATCACCGTTACCAGCATCAACCCAGATCAAACGAGTTTGGTTGATCCAAGTACCACCACCGGCAACACCTACCCACTCGTTACCATTCCAAACTGCAAGGTACTTGTTAAGTTGTTCGCCTTCGTCGTTAACAGTGTCAGCAGAACCAGACTCACTTAGCCAAACAGTACCAGGTAGGTAATCAGTTCCAGAAGGAGCATTGTTTTGTACAATACCATCGTGACGTTTGGCGATGGCTTTTAGAGTTGCTACTTGATCATCAGTTACAGTCCAATCTGTACCAGTTACAGTAGGTGCATTACTGGCATAGCCATAGACGGTTTCAGATGAAGTGTTGATGTCTT